GTTAACCATCCCACTTGATTGTGGTGGTCTTGCCAGTGTCAGCAGCCACATCCGACACAATTTTCAATGCTTCTTTGATACCAGCGGTACCACGATCAAACACAATATCCTCCAGGTGAGGAATACGCGGATCCTTGCCTTCAATCAGCATGTACATGCCTTGATTCACAATACGATCGCGCAGGCGTGCCAAGAAGTTGACTTCGGTTTCTTCTAGGCTTTCTTCAAAAGCGATCTTTTCTCTGGCCATGTGCTCGTGGAAGTCTGCAATTTTTTGCTCACGCTTGGGGTCGTTGGCTAGAGCAGCCATAATGGTTTCTACACTGCCTAAATCTTTAGCAGTGGCTTTTTTGTTCAACAATAGCCTGGCCAGTTCATCAGGATCATCTGTAATGATCTCGTTGGTCTCACGATTGGCTAAACCACTGTTTTGATTTAGTTTATAACCTAAACTTTTGGCCATTGAGTTGATCATGATGTTGCGCAGGGCACCTTGATACTTCGAATTCACATCTGGGCGCAAGATAAACTTGGAGAATGGTACATTGTTTAAAAACATAAAGTCGGTTTGTACAAAGCCATGATCCACCCGACCTGTGATAGGTGTTTTGAAATGCACTGAAATACCCGACTTTTTAATCCACTCTTCGGGTTTGAGGCCTTGACTACGGCACCAGCTTGTGAGTGCCGCAACCAATTGTTCTTTGCTGAATTTATTGGCGTCAATGGCCAAGTCCAGGTCACCACTGGTGGGTTTGAGTCCTGTGCTGCCCAGCATGTTGTCCATGAGGTTCAAGTCCGGCAGCATTTGATCCAGCCAGGCAATGGTGGGTTTAATATCGGTTTGGTTTATGCGTTGAGTTGCAGGCTGGCCTTTGCTATCTTTGAAAACATTGCCGCCTTCGTAGAGTGGTTTGTACATTATGCGCCTTGTTGTATGCCTGCTGCTTGGGCACGTTGTTTGTTACGAATAGCAATAGTGGCATTTAATTTCTGTTGGCGTTCTGCTTCGGCAGCTGCCTTGGCCTGAGCTTCTTGTTGCGCTCGTTGTGCCTTGAGATTATTTAACATGAAATCAGTTTGAGCCGTAACACACAGTTCGGTCAAATCATTAAACAGTGTTTGCACATATTCATAACGATCGGTATTGTCAGGTTGACTGATCTGTGCAATTTTCTCATCAATGTAGTTTTTGTTTTCAATGGACATAGGTGGTAACCCATCTAACATATTGCCCATGACAAATCCAGTGAGTGATTTTATATAACGTCCATCACTACGTGTTTTGTAATTTTCCAGTTTTGCAGGATCTCCGGCCAAACTGTTACTAATCTGCCGGTCTATTACAGCCCACTGACTGTACATTTGACGTCCCATGCCCTTGGCAATGAGAAATCTAGCCGCCTGTTGGCCTTCCTGTTCGTTACTGACCTTGGGGTTGTTTTGAAAGGCTTTTTGTACAATAGGAGCCACTGCGGTTTGCAGTGCTTCATCTAGTTTTTGTGAGCCCAAAAATATTTCATGAATTTGCATCAGTTTTTCTCACAGTGCGGGTAAACTTACCGGGATCTCGCAGTTTGATAGCATTCAGCAGTTTGCGCTGCAGATTCTCTGCTTGCTCAGGAGCATAGTGCTGATCAATCTGCTCTAGCAAGCGTATGGCACTGGCAATGATGTTGCTGGCACGGCTTTCAATTACATGGCCTTGCTCGCGTTGGACGTACATGGCATCCAATTCTTCTAGTAAACTGCGGGTTTTCTTTTGCATTTTTAAGTACAAACCTTTAGATTATTTATTTATTGGTTTCCGCGCCACAATAGACGCTTCTAAATCCCCAAAAATCTGCGAGTATGAGCCGTTTATATGTTGCTGTACCCAATTTGTGTACAATTAAGATTGAAAAATTGCCTTGTGAAGCTGGGAATCAAATTTAGCTAAATTTGTATTATGATGTTGATCATTTTCGATTATTTTTTGCTGAATTCTAGATAAATTTTGCCAACCGGTGGGTTTATTTTTTATGTAACTACCGGCTCGGCTGTTCTGGCCCTGTGTTCTCAACACCAATTCTTTAATTTCCGGAGTGAGATTGTTTAGGGAAAAATCCCCAAGTGCAAAATGATCTATTAGCTCAATTGGATCATTGAATTTACTGACCAAAAAGTTTTGATGCCATTGGTCCAAAAAATTTAGTCTATTGATGTTTAACAAGCTCACTGTGCGGTTTATGGCCGGAATAGTGTTATGTGGCAGATTTTCTAAAAAATAACACCAGTTGTTTAACCAAGGAACCCATTCGCTGGGATATCTTTGATACTCGTGCCCTGACTCAATGTCATCTAAACTGAATCTGGCTAACACCAATTTGAAGCGTAGTAAAAACTCAATGATGTCCGGTGTAAACGGCTGTGTACCATTGGTGCAAAATCTCAAAGTCACTTGAGAAAAATCCACTTTGTTCTCAAGTTGACTGATATACTTGATAATATTTTTGTTTAACCAAGGTTCCCCGCCGGAGAAATTTATTTCTTTAATCTGATCTAAGTTGTGAGATTCTAATTGTTGGGAAAAATTGTCTACAGAAATATTTCGATTTTTAGTAATAGGAATTTTTTTATATTTTGCCCAAGTAGAGCTAAGATCTTCATTGCAAATTTTACAAGCAAGATTGCAGTTAAAATTAGGAGAAATGTCTAAGACAATAATACCGGGCTTGAGATTGTCTAATCCATACTTTAGATTCACTCCCTGGCGGTAGGAAAAAACATTGTTGTTTTCCTGATCAACACAAGCATGACAATTCACTGGATCTATATCATAGGTTTGATAATTACGAGGATCTGTTTTATTGTAACAACAAACTCCCACTTGTTTTCCAAGCACAGCCAGTCCGTGTTTGATCAGTACACATTGAGATTTGCCAAATGTGTTTGAATTATTCATTGATCTTTGTGAATTTTAATAATTTTTTGTACCATAGAAATATTTACTTGTTCAAACCTCATTAAATATCCCACAATTTCTCCCTAAGGCACACTATGGCAACTGCCGCGAAATGCGCAGCGTTGCCATACAAGATTACTTAACTACCGGTTTTTAACTGACCTAACAACTGCTTGAGCCTTGCACTCTGTACATCTGCTGTGACTTTGGAGATCTCACCAGTCTGAATATCTACCACTTCAGATTCTCCTGCACTGTCGCTGACACGGCTCTGTGGTTTAATGGATTCCAGGATACTAGGCTTCTTTACAAACGATCCTGGTGCTGCTGTGTCCTCACCTAAGTCTCTAATGCGCAGACTTTCAATGTCAAACTCCAGGTCCACCTTCATACCCACACCCGAACTGGATCGAGTTTTCATCAACTGTATCTGATAACGCCCGCGCTCACGCATGGCCCTTGATGTAAAGATACCAAACACATTGTCTGCTGTGTTGATTTTTGAGATACCACCCGAAATATGACTGTGGTCAAACTCAATTTCTTCCACAGCCGATCTATTCAACTGACTCGCTGTCACAAACAACACATTGAGTTCTTTGGCCAAGTTACGCAGTTCTTCACTCACATACTTGTCTTTCACAAACAAATCGTTGGGGCTGACCTTGGCACTCACAGGCATGATCAAGTCCAAGTAATCCACACACAAGAAGTCAATGGCCCAGCCGTTCTTGACCTGTAGTTCTTTCAAGTATGCACGAATATCATTCACTGTGCTCTGTGCTGGCATGTACTTGACTTGGAACTTGCCAGACTTCTTCTGCATCATGCGGATCTTCATTTCCACTGTGTCCAGGTCTCGAAAGATCTCTTTGGCTGCAGTGTTTGTGAGCATTGAATCTATACGCATACTACACAGTCCTTCACTGAGTTCCAAGGTCAGATACACACCGTTGAGCCCGGCCTGCACCCAGTTCACTGCCAAGTTCTGCATGAACAAACTTTTACCCGACCCCGAACCACCAGCAAAGATCTGCAGTTCGCCGCGGTTGAATCCACCATACAACAATTTGTCCAAGGCTGGCCAACCTGTGGAATTCTGTCCGTTGTTGTTTTTCAGTGCCAGTAATCTAGCACGCGGATCTGCAAAGTAGTCTGTGCCCATGTCCTTGGTCAAGGATATCTGTACCGCATCCTTGATCAGTTTTTCTACCGGGTCATAATTGCCTTTCTCCAACAGGTCTGCACTCTTGAGAATGGCCCGCTCCAGTTCTTGCCTGCGGGTGAAAGCCTCAAATTCTTCCATAAACCAATCGAAGTGCCCGGTGTTGAGGTCTGGAATGGCATTGAGTCTGACTTGAGTAGCAGCAGCAATCTGCTCTCGCGTGGGCATAGTTTTGTGTTCATCACTGTGTTCCTTGATAAATTTGGCCGCGCTACGCAGACTACGATCAAAATTTTCTGGGTTGAAGATGTTTTGAACACGCACATAACTTTCTGCGTCTTCCAACATCATTTCCAAGAACAGTCGCTGAATTTCAGCTGTGTAATCTTTTAGCAAGTTGCTTCCTCCGCATTTGTATTTTGATCCTACTGGTTTCTCTGGCCTGCATTATAGTTAGCAGGGCACCCAACTTTCCAAAACGAATCACTGCATCATTGACATCTTTCACTGTGTCAGGCCACTCTG